GTACAGGTTTTGGGCAATCTTTAGAGATTGCTTCGAACCTCATCGACGACGGTCAGGTTTTGCGGAACGCTTTTGTAATGAACCACTGGAAGAACGCCACTCTTGTGGAGTTCAAAGGTGCGAATTATAATAACCCCTATAATCAAGTGGGGTCCGGAAGCGTGGAGACACTTTTTGAAGTGAAAACACGCTTTCCGAGTGCACCGTACTTCGGATTCGCTTCTGCTGGTGAATTTACACCACGTCAGCTTTCCATTCTAGCGGCCCTTGGGATATCTAAATCCCCGGGGTGACATTATTAACTTTTCGTCACCCAGTCCGGAAGTACTGGACTGTTCTACGGAGAGTATCCATCAAGTCGGGAATAACCCGTCAATTCAGAAAGAGTTCACTATGTATGCAGATCCACAAAGCGTCACGGTTGCTACTGTGGCGCAGAGTCTGCCGCGTATTGGTATGGCTATCGATGCCGGTAAGTTTCGTGAGTCTGATGGTTCTTATGAACTGTCAGTCTCACACTCTTCCGGCCGTCGTAGTCAGCACCGTGTGCGGTTGGACTCGTCTAAGGTAGTCGATGACCCATACGCCACTGACCGAAACCTTCCGGTTTCAATTAGTGGTTACGTGGTACTCGACGCTCCTCTGGCCGGCTACTCTGTAGCCGAACAGGCGGACCATCTCATCGCGATCGCAGACTGGCTTAAGGCCAGCACCAATGCGCTTCGGCTTGTTGGTGGCGAAAGCTAAGAGATTCGACCTTCGTGATCTGCGCATAGTCTAGGATAACCGACCCCTTGGAAGGGGGAGTTATTAATAGCCTAGCGCAACTCTGGAGTGACCTAGCTCAAGAACTAGGCACTTTATGCGGTATCGACCCTGTTCGTGACATTGAAACAATGTCACGTCGAGTTGAAAACGAGGGAGACGCGTTTCTGCGTATCTCTCTGCCTGCTTTTGGTAAGGGCTTTGATCAAGCTCTTGACCGAGGCAAGTACTCCTCCGACCTCTCACTTGGTTTCCAAGTGAGAGGGGGGCTCCCCTTATTTCTAGGGGGTTTCCTTCGGAAGGTTTTCGACTCGAGGGGGAGAATCTTTGATGATCCTTGCATCGAATCTATCAGAGCCATAAGACAGCTCTGTGCCTTTATGGGCAAGATCGAAGCTGAATGCTCGGCAGCGCGTAACAATGCTGCAGTGCAAGGGTTTATTGAAGCGGATGATGCATGCTCCTTATGGGACCA